GGATTGTTTTGAGTAATTCGTCGAATTTTATTGCCATTTATAAACCCTCATTTTATAGAATAAATAGTCATAAAAGAAAAAACCCATAAAAGAGTTATCTCTTATTACGGGCCTTTTCGATTTGTTTTGCTTCATCTTCGAATTGTTTTCTTAATCGATTAACAAACCAAGTTCTTAATGAAATTGGAAGAGAATGTATCTCTGTCAAAGACCAACCACCAAAATGTTTAAGAATAAAGAATTGCTCATACACCGCTTCCATGAATTTTGAGTTTAGGCCAAAAAAAGTCCGTTCCCATTGGAACATCTACCTCCTCTTCATGAGAACAGGATTTGCAAGTTAATTTTTCTGTAACACGAATAGAGGGAGTACAATAGCCTAAACAGACCTTAAGATGGTCTGCATCATAGATTGGCATATTGTCAACATAACGTTCGATTACTTCTTTTTGAGAATAACCTTCAATTGAAATAATCATTTTCTTATATTGTTCAACCAAATCAAATGAATCTTTTTGATTAACGATAGCCTCTGTTAAAGCTGCTTCTTGTTCTCCATTTGCTGGTTTGAATACTATCTCGAACTTTGAGTAAGGCATCTTTGTCTTAAAGAACCCTTCTTCTGTCATTGTAACTATTTCTTGTTCTACTTTCCAACCGCCTTCAATCTTTGGAGTTCTTAAATCAAATTCCATTCTATTTTTTGTGCTACATTTAGGACAAGAAACAATAGCTTCATAATCAAACCCATAAGCTGTTCCTCTTGCTTGAATTAAAACCGCATTTCTATCTGCAACAAGCATTGTAATTGGATTAATCTTTTTATTAATGATTATGTTCTCCAATAATCTTTCTGTTGCAATACCTTTTCTAATGTAACTTTGGTTTGACAGAACATCTTCGTCTTTTGCTGTCATAAATCTTATTTCGATTGATTCTTGTTTATAAAGCGGATGATCTTTTGGATATCCTAGACCTTTTGATGGAAGGTCGACAAACTCTGTCGGGGCAACAAAACTTAAAGGATCAAATAGTTTTGCTGGGGCTTCTGCTGGTTCTGCTGACATGTCATTTAAATTCAATCTATCTCTATTTCTACTCATTTATTCTCCGTTTTTATTCATATTTTGCATAATCATAATCAAATACTATGCTTATCTCGGTTATGTCATCCGAGCCATAATCTAAACTTCCAAAAGTAATTTGTTTAATGAAAGCTCCAAGCAAATACCAGGTTCCATTTAATTCGCCTTCGGAATTTAATTCTTCAATTCTTATTTGTAATTGATTTTTATCATGATAATCTTTTGATAAACCATCAACACTTGAACCATCATAATCGCCCATAAAGTTATAGCCGTACTTTTTTAGTTCGTCAAACAGATCTTTAATTGATAAGCCATCGTTTCCAACATCAGCTATTTTAACAGTAATTGAATTCCAAGAGCCAATACCAGGAACCTTGACCTTGTGATTTATCAAGCGGTATTCACCCACATTAACATCGAAGGTGGGCTTATCAACAGATTTAGCCCACCACCATTGGTCTTTGCCATTTATACCAGTTGAGCCTATTCTGAAACGATAAGCTCTTTTTGGCTCTAATTCTCCATTTGTCCAAAAGGCCATTATTTACCTCATTACATAGGTTTGAATTGAGGATTAACTCCGACAACCGCACCGCTATGATCAAAGTTCTCACATTCAGCCCAGTCATACTTCCAAGCAATGTCAATTGTTCTTAAATCATCACTTTCATATGAAAGTTCAGAGAAAGTAGCTGATTTAATCCATGGATTAAAGAGAGTCCATTTTTCTATAGCGTTACCATCTGAATTTAATACTTCTACTACAACATTACCGGTCGCAGTAACAGATCTTCTTTTAGACATTGTTGTTGGTTTAGTCTGAAATGAGTTCAAACTCTTTGTGGAATAACCAGCTTGAATAATGATGTCGTTTGTCAATTGAACTGCATTTGGAGAAACTGGATCAACCATTGTCATAGAACAATCGGTCCAAGTCAAACGACCTGGAAAGTTAAATTTATTATCCATGATGCTGTGAGTAACCTCGCTAATGTCATAAGAAGGTGCTTTAAAGTTTTTAACCCACCAAATAACATTTCCGCCATTACCTTGCAAAGAAGGTATTGTAACTCTCCATCTAAAATTTCTTTTTGGTTCTAAAGAAGCATCTGTCCAATATGATGTTGCCATGTTTTAATCTCCTGTTTTCTTTAAATAGTGTTTAATTAGAATTCTACACCAGTTTGTGTAATAACAAAATCAATTGCTATAAACTCAATAGCACGAGCAGGTTTTACATAAACTTTAGCATACATAATGTTTCTATCAACCAAATCAGCTGTAGTTGTTGTTTCATCAAGAACTAATTTGTATTCGCTAATTCCAAATTGAGTTTGAAGTTGAGCCAAAACTGGTTGAGCTTTTGATTTAAACCTTTCCCAAGTTGAGTTAACATTGTTATCAAACAAAATTGTATCTGCGATATCTCCAATTTGTTTCTTCAAGAAGATCATCATTCTGCGAACATTGATTCTATCCAAAGCTGAATTTGCTTGTTGCATTGTTTTTTGTCCAAAGATAACTGTATCACCTGTAGCAGGGAAACGAGCAATTGGGTTAATGTTTACTTCATACAAGCTATCGCGATCATCTTTTGTTAAATGCTCTACGGTTCCTAGAACTCGAGGACCTTTTGAACCTCCAAGGATTGATAAACCACCTCTGTTAAAACCAGCAGGCGCAAACCATGGTTGAGAACTAGCTTCAGAGGCAGCTATTGCCCCAATAGCAGCTACAGAAGGAGGAGCCACTAGGGTGGTATTGCTTGTTCCCAAAGTGTCTTGTAAGCGAACGTTAGGGAAATAAGAGGCAACATAAGAAGAGTCAATCAATTGATCATTAACGAACTGAATTGCTGTATTAATGCTAGCATCTTCTGGTGTATTTGTTCCTGTATCATCTGTGCTTTTTTGGATTCCATCAAGATCGATAATTGCTAATGCATCTCCTCTTTCTGTTGTTTGGTTAACCAAAGTAGATAACAAAGCAGGAGTTGTAATGCCTGGCATTGAGATTAAGTCATAACGAATAAGATCTTTATCTCCAACAATTTGCATTGCTTGATCGATTGTGAATTTTTCATAACTTCCGTTATCGATTTGGAAGTCATTATAAGGATTAGAAACCAAAATAGAGTTTCCGTCAAAACCACCAAAGAATGGAGCAGCAAATTGCTTAATTCCAACTGTGCTGAATAGATTATCCAAACCATTTACATCTGAAATAGAAGGATTGGTCAAATCTATGTGATAGAAACCCCTTTGTGTAGCTGAACTGGTTATTTCTTCCAAAGAAAATTGATAAGAAGTAACAGAGTTTGAATCTCCATAGCCAATGTGCATATCAGTAATTGCATCTCTTAAGATACCAACATCTCCGATTGTTTTATCATAACCTTTTTGAGAATATTCGCACAAACCAAAGGTTTTTGAAGGAACTAGTTGGTTATTAACATCTGTCAAAACATGGTTAGGGAAGCTAATGTCGATTGAGTATGATGGAGCACCAGTTGCTGCACCGGTAACTGTATGTGTTAAGTTACCAAATGGAAGTTGGTTTTGTCCATAAACCCAACCAACATTTGCGACAAGACTGGTGCTATCAATTGTTGCTGTCGCTGGCAATTTTGGACCCAAGAAACCAACTGGAAGGTCTGTTCTTGCGATACCTGGGGCAACTTCAACTCTGATGTAGTTTGAAGCGTTATTGAACTTACCAGAAACCAAAAACTTCTTCTTTGTTTTATCCCAAGTTTGCTTTAAATCTCCGATTTTCTTTCCAATAAAGTTTGGAGAATCTGGGTTTAAGTTAACGCCAACGAAAGATTCAACTGGACTTCCTTGACCATATTTCATAACTTGAACTGTAAAAGTAGCTTCTCTTTTGATAGCTGAAGAAAGGCTCAAATCTCTAATGCGAACATAATGTTTCTTTTGGAATTCTTCTCCATCATGCAAAGCTTCAAATCTAAACAATTTCTTTTGGTCTGGCTTAACACCAATAAACCAACCAGATTTTGAAGGAGTCAATTCGTTGTGGAATTCAGAGAAGAAATCACCAGAAGGACCAGCAGTCTTAATACCTGCAACAAATGCTGTCAAACCAGCAGAAGTTCCATAGTTGCTTAATTGTTGTACTTGTGTCTCGAAACTTTCTCCCAAGAAATAATGGAATTTCTCTGGTCCTGCACCTGCAGCAAAAAGAGTTGGATCTGTATTGAAAACATTTCTAATAAAGATAGGAGAAGCTGGATCAAAATCAAAGTCAAGTGTTTTGCTTTGAGTAGTGTCTTTAATGACCATTGTAAATTTATTGCTAGCGCCAACGCCTTTGATAAATGTAGTTGCAACAGGAGAAGCTGGAGCGTGTGGTGTTCCATCGATGTCGTCACCAGACAAACCAAGAGAAGAGCCGCTCATGTAGAAAATTGCTGCCAAAGTAGCAGACTGATTTGCTGCAGAACCTGTATTCGCAACAAACAAACCAATTGCACCAGAGAATGCACTTGGAGCTGCAGCGGCGGCATATCCGTTATTTGGAACATCCCAACCAGCATCACCAGTATTCTCTGCCAAACCACCCAATCTGATAAATTTAACTGGTCCAACACCAGCAGCCAAATAAGCTTGTGCCGCATAACCAGCATAAGAAGGAGCTCCGGTATTTCCCAATCTCCATGGGTCATCATTTTTGGTACCATCAACAGGATTTCCAAAAACATCAACATAATCTTGAAGAGTTGAAACTTTAACAACTTTCATTGATGGACCTTGCTTTGCTTGTCCAATTAAAACGATCCCATCAGCTTCTTGTGATGGAGAAATAATAGATTGATCAATTTCTCTCAACTCTACACCTGGAGATGCAAAATCAAATTTAGTAGGCATTTAAAATTCTCCTTTAAAAATAAATCTTTTTTCTTATTAAATAGTAGCGCCAAAACCCAAAATCATAAATCTCTATAATTCTCTTTTGTCTTATCCCAAGGTTTT